CAGCCTCTTCCTCTGTGAAATATACACCGATGTAATGACGTTTTTTATGACCATCAACAGTTTTTCCGATAGCTGCTTCCCACTTCCCAGCCCTTTTGTTCCAAAAAACACCTTTAAATTTAGATACTGGCCCCTTAGACCGCTTACCTAAGCCATGACGATTGGCTTGGTTTTGAACACTACTTGCAAGTCTTAAATTAGACCTCGTGTTATTAAGGCTGTTTCCATCTATGTGGTCTACCATAAAACCTTCTGGTACTACAATGCCCATCCTTTCGGCAATTACATTGTGAAGAAGTATCTTGACTCTTCTCCCGGTTTTCCTCGAAGAGTTTGTATTGGCGTATACCAAATCTCCACTCTTCTGTTTTTTAACCCTAGAATACCATTTATGTTTTGTGGCTAAGTCATAGTCCAAATCATCCACTATGGCTTTATACCCACGGGTTAATTCTATTGTTTTCAAATAATACTCTCCACTCGTGAATCGATTAAGACATCCGTGGAGAACACCGGCTCTGCCCCGGTCACCCTCTGCTTGCAAAGCAGACGCTCTCCTGAATGAGCTAGTTCCCCACACATGCCTTAAGAATTACCGTTCTTAAACCTTGCTCTCATATCTGTAAGCTTCTGCTGAATCTTGAACCTCTCCACATCGGTCATCCTTTTGTTAAAGGTGATTCCGTCCATGTGGTCAATCTCATGCAAGATACATCGTGCTTCAATACCACCAAAGAGTGCATGACATATTTTACCACTAATTTCGGTCCATTGCAACTCAACTTCTTCATTTCTTGAAACAATTCCAAAAACCCCTGGAAAAGATAGACATCCTTCAATACCTTTTACTGGTTTTCCGTAAATATTAAGCACTTTCGGATTACACATTTCCAACCACGTTGGAGGCCCAAGTTTCTGCTTCATAACCATCATTCTGATTGGATGTCCAACTTGAATAGCGGATAACCCCATCCCATCATTTTCTTCACAAGCTTGAATCATATCTTTCTTGATACCGTCCAAATAGGTTGGTGTTCTGTAAAAAACATCAGATTCTATCTCCAAACTAACCCCATTTAACTGGGGGTCTGGATATTTAACTAATTTATAAGGCATCTGGCTCCTAACATATGGGGTGATAGATGGGTGTCGAACCCACGTCTTGGGTTCCACAAACCCAGGTCCTACCGTTGAACGACTACCACCGTGTTAAATAAAATCTCCATTACCTGCTAAGCTGTCCCCAGCTTCTTCTAAATCATCACCCAAATTTTGTAACGTCTTCTCACTTGCGCCTGCATCTCCTAACGTTACAACGTCCACAACGGCTGCGACTGGTAGAGTTACAACATCCACCGCTGCTTTAAACAACCCGCCTAAAAGTCCCATACTTACTCCTTTACTTTTTCATCCTGTTAATAGTTAATTTTCTAGACTCAGAATATTTTTTACTATGCTCTTCTGCGTGACAGTTTGCACACAGTAAAATACACTTTTTTGCTTCGGCAACTAATTTTTTAAATGCAATTGTCATTCCACTAATCCCAAAATTCTTATTGCCTGGATTCTTATGGTGAAAGTGGTACACTGCTGGGTAATCTTTATCATACCCACACTCCTGACATTTCCCACCCAACAAAGTAATCAATTTTCTTTTCTTATCTACTCTCCAATTTACAACAGAATCGGCATTCCTAATTCTCCAAGCATTGGCCTTAATATTATTTCGTAAGACCTGATAATCTTTCCAGGCCTTTTCACCCATATTTATACGTCTGCTGTATCGTTTCATGGTATACCTCCAAGATAAGTATACCACTAAACTGGTAAACTAACACTATGTTATTACCATTATTACATTGGCTGGGAAGGGTGGTCTCGAACCACCGACAACCTGATTAACAGTCAGGCACTCTACCAGCTGAGTTACTTCCCAATATCTATTAGAACAGCCCCTTAACAACAAGGGTGTTACCGACAGTCTCGATGACTTCTCCACCACTAACACAGGGAGTGCAGGCTCTGACTTCCTTCACAACTTCCGTGAAGCTGAGGGCTGTACGCTTCCTAATTGAGTTCGTAGGAACCTCGTAAGTTCTTTTACGAACCTCGACAACTATTTTGTGCGTAGTTTCTCCAGCTTTGCTATTTTTCTTACAAAAACTGCATCGAATCATACCTTCTCCTTACCACATTAAAAGTATTTTCAAAAACTGCTTAAACTTTCTAAATTCCCACTCAAGGTTAATCATAACACTACCTCAGCTAAAAATCAACCAAAAATTGGAGCCCTTTTACGGATGTGCGCCGTACTCCCCGGTTTACAGGACCGGAGCATCGCTGTCTATGCTTAAAGGGCATGAATGGAATGGAGCATCGTAACATACTCCATCTTGATTCCTTATTTGTCTAGCGAACAGGAACTTAAAAACGCCCTGAGGAGTTACCCTCAGCGGAACCAGTGTAGCTAATTACGACTGGAACGTTGGTTGAAGTGTCTGGACTCGAACCAGCTTCAAGGCCCTAATCGGGGGCGACCGCTTATAAGACGGCTTGAGAAACCTTCCTCCCCACTTCAATAAATGGTTCTCTCTGCAGGAATCGGACCTGCGACATCCTGCATGTTAGGCAGGTGTTCTAACCACTGAACTAAGAGAGAAAAACAAAAGGCTGGCTCTGGTTCTTAATCCCAGCTCCAGCCCCATCCGCAATCTTAACGCTTACGGTATGTGAAGGCTCAGTAGCGGGGGCTGGATTTGAACCAGCGACCTACTGGGTATGAGCCAGCCGAGATGACCGCTTCTCTACCCCGCCATTCAGCCTTCAAATTACTTGCTGTTTGCTTCTTTAATACGGGCTTCAATGTCTTTTTGACCGAGTGTCAGGACGGGATTTAAATCACCGTCTTTGATTCTGTACTTCCCAAGCTCGACATTAGCTACTGTCTCTTCGCCCTTATCGTTTGAAATACGTACTTGGGCTCCAACAACAATATCTTCTATCTTCCAGCTACCACCAAGCTTAGTTTGAAGTAGTTTTGCGACCTCACCAACCTTGGAAAAAACCACATTATTTAAGTCCATTATTCACTTCCTTTCGTACTGGATATGTATACCACATTCCAAAACGAATTGCAAGGACTTTTTAGGACTTTATTCCCTTTAAAAACGACAAATCTTCACCGCTTTTAGAAGCTGGAGCCACTGCCTTAGCCTTCTCAAGAGAAACTAAATACGCCTTTGCCTTCTCTTCCGTATTGATAAGACTCTTTGGCACACTCTTGGTTACAATTGTACCACTATTTAGTGTAATTGTCAATACCGCAAGTATAGAAATTTTTGGGTCATCTTTTATATCTGTAATTACTGCCATTTTAAAGCTCCTTAACCACCAAATCCAATTAAACTCCAAGCTGCGCCAGTCCATTTTGCGATTAATCCTGCCCCGGCTGGAAGAACCTTTCCAAGCATTGTGAAGGAGGTTGAACCAACATTATTAACATAGGCCAACAACCCTGCCGTTGCGGTTGTGGGTGTAGGCAAGGTAAGTGTTTGAGCAGCGGTTGTTTGGTTTACATTAAAACTGGAATCAATATCAACAGTGTCGGCAGCAGTTCCAATGTCCCCACCAGTTGCTTTGTTTGTTATGTCCTGAGTTCTTTGGACGATTGAGCAGTTTAGATTAATAACTCTCGACTGTATTGTCAGATCGCCTGGAGTAATGAACCCAGAATTGGTATCATTAAAATTAAATGTGGATACCCCGTCATTCCAAAATAAACCTGAATCACTAACACTGAATGAAGTTGTTCCATTACCCCAAAAAAGATTTCCCGGCTGTGCGTGGAAGCTGGTTCCAGCCCCATCTCCCCAAAATAATTGGGCTGATTGAGCTAGAAATGTTGTGGGTCCCCCAGAGAATGTAATCCCATCGTGGGTTATATTTAAAACATCCACACCATTAAACCACAAAACATGGCTATCATCCACAATATGTACTGTGGTCCCATCATTCCAAAAAATCTGTGTTCCGTCAACTGTAAATGTGGTCGTTCCGTTTGTCCAGCTGGTTTGGGTATCGTCCACTGTTATGGAGGTTGTTCCGTTACTCCAATACATTTCAGAGTGGTTTGCCAAAAACGTATCTACGGAGTTATTCCAATAAAGCTGAGTTGGGCTACCTTGAAATGTTGTTGAACCACTAATGTTCCAATAAATCTCGGTGTTGTTAATGGTAAAAGTTGTGTTTATACCGTCTTGCCACTGTAGTTCAGAATCGTTTACTGTAAAGAACCCAGTACCATTCATATTTAGGTTAGGGGAAGAGATGACAAGCTGCCCTGCGGTTCCACCACTTCCTGTGGTGACGAACACATTTGAAGCTGCCCCTTGAGGAGTTATGAAAACATCCCCTCCAGAATTAATTTGGAAACTCCCGGTGTTCAAAAAGTTTGCTAAGGCGATAGTATTTTCAAGCGTGAAGTCGCTCGAACCAAATGTTCCTTGAAATCTAAACCCGTTTCCACCGGAACTAAAAAACATCGTCCCGCCAGTTTTAATTAACGGGAATTGGAACCCAAAATCCAAGAGGGTTGTTCCTGGTGTTGTGTCTCCATCCAAAATTAAGATGGAAGAAGTATTGGCGTTTCTTTTGAAATTGATTGTTTTTGAATTAAATACGAAATCTTGGGTCGTAAGAAGGGTTGACCCAAAAGTAGACACTTGGAACGCTTCTGTCGGTGAGGAAGCGTTTGCCCAATTTAATTGATACTGGCTTGCATATAAAAATGCCCCAACACTGCTATCCGAGAACGTAAGTTGGCCTGAGCTTACTTCAAATACAAGCCCAGCTCCATTGCTCCAATGAATTTCAGAGTCACTCGCTTCAAAAAATGAGGGGCCATCGCTCCAATATAGTTCGGTTCCAGACACTAAAAATGTTATAGTCCCGTTTTGCCAAAATAATTGAGTCGGGTCAGCTCTAAGTTGACCACCTGTAAACTCAAAATCAAACCCAGCAGCTATTGCCTTTGACCCAGTAAAAATATTAGATACTTCTCCCAAAGCTCCTTGGGCAGTTATGGAGTTAAAAACAGTCCCTGTTGGGGAGAATATTATGCTTTTGGCTTGCTGAGAAATCTGCTCCAGTGATATAAATAAATCATTAGTAATATCATAAGCTCCAACAAATATCTGATTATCTGAAAGAGTGTAAGAGACTACCTCAGCACTCAAAACTAACGTGTTTGAGCCTGAATTTAAAGTACCTACAATAACCCTATTTCCAAGTAATCCAGATATGCTTCCTGAAGATAAGTTATAAACTACCCCATTGGAGCTTATTTGACCATTACCAAAACTCAAAACACCGCTTTCAACTGACATGAAAGGGTCAGTAAACCATATGTAAGGGACTCCAAAACTTGAACTTTCAAATGGGTGGAAACTTCCAGAATAAAAAACAAAATATTGTTTTAAATCAGTACGAAAACAAATATCTCCAACCCAGGCGTTTGTAATGGCATTCATCTCAACCGCACTTGCCTTGATATACCCAGGCGAGTGTAATTGATGTTTTGTGGTATTTGTAGAATCGTTGGTTAATGTTGAGTGTACTACGTATTGGCCTGTTGGCATGAATCCCTCTTAGGTTGTTGGAATCGGAGCTTCAATGATAAGATTCCCCTGATTATCTGTTAATTCGTTGTATTGATTATCTACCAAAATAAAGTAAAACTCTTCAACTTCCTCAATAGCCTCTTCGTCTTGATAGACCCACTCTTCTAAGAAAATCCATTGGTAGAAATTACATCCAACACGTGTGCAGCGAAGTCTTTGTTTAACTGTGCCTTCAAAACCCTTGAAAGAAGATACCGGAAGGTTGTATTTACCTAAGTGTCCGTGATTGCAACGAAAAAAGAACGTATCTGCTGAATAGCCATACGCTCTTTGGTATTGAAGTGGAGTTAAATCTGTTTTTATATTAAGAGTATCTGGAATGCTAAGCATTAAACCTGCTCCTTGAGGCTCTCCATTATCTCTTTAAGTTCCCCACTTTGGATGGATTTTTGAATCTCGCCAGTAAAGTCGTCCCAGATATCTTCGTCAATCTCTTCAAATTCTTCAGTATCTACGAGATTTCCTTCGGAGTCCATAGACTTTTTAATGACTTTCTTTTTTGGCATCTTGGCTTGGCGTTCCATCTTCTCTCCGTCCATAACGTGCTTCTTCTGGGCGTGGTCCATCTGGAGCTTTTCGTGTTGCATTTCAAGCTTGGTCATTTCCATCTGAGTCTTTGATTGCTTGCCTTCCATCTTGGCTTGAGTATCTGCCTGCTCTTGAGCAAGCTCGTTAGCTTTGTCGGCTGCCTTATCTGCTATCTTAGCGTTTTGGTCGGCAACGTAGGTTGTCATAAATTGAGGGTTCTCAATAATGTCACCATACTTCTTGAGCGGTTCTAGACCGTTTTGTTCACGAATTTCATCTATCGTCCAAGAAGTCTTGAGACGCTTTTCATCAAGTTCGAGATTGTCGGCTTCGGTCATACCATCAAGACCAACGAACACAAACTCAAACTCATCGGATAAATAGCGCATGACTTCACGGTTCATCCAATTTTCAGTGGCTGTCAATAGAGGTACAAGACCTTTATCTCTTGAGGCTTTAAGCTTAAGTTCGCCCTTTGATTCAAAGACGGCCCCGCTTCCAGAAGCTCCTGATTGAGAGGAGAAGTTAATTTCTTCTGGGGCAATTTGGAATACGGCGCAAGCAATCTTGATAAGGAAGTCCATGTACTTAGAGAATTCCATCTCACGGTTTGTTTGCTGCATGTTAATGAATTCAAGACCGTTCTCGGCAGCAACAATAGGGGTTCTCCAAGAACCACTCAAACCAGTCAATTGAGCAAGCCAACCCTTCTTAAAGGCATCAAGGCTGTTCATACTCATGTTACCTTTTACGTTCAAGACACCTTTGGGGCTTGAACCGCTTGAGAAGAAGCGTCTGTTGTATTCTGAGGCGTAAAGAATAGCTGTGACAGTCTCGATAAGTTGTTCTACTTCAGAGTAACCATACCCGAAGTTACGGAGGTCTGTTCTTGGATTGCAGACCAAGAAGGCCATTTCATCCTCCGTATACTCCGTGACCATCTGACCATGAAGAACCTGAAGGTAGGCTTTGTGTTCTAGAGGGACGTTGATACGGTGGTTGTTACGTCCGTATGGGCCTCTGTCGGCTGCAAGTTCTGTGTCGGTGACCTCTCTGGAAGCATCTGTATCGTCCAGATACTTTCTTAGAGCAATCCTAATCGATGCAGCGTCAACGGCAACCATCTCATGTAATCTACCACCACGAGTAAATACCCTTTCAAAGTTAACTTGGTCATAGCGAAACCTATCTCTCCCAATCTTTTTCAAGAATTGTTCAAAGTAGTCACGCTTGTAAGCAGCCGAACCATCTCCGCAATTGATATAGAACTGCTCCAACTTGGTAGCACGGTTCTTATCAAAAGATGACATTTTCCCGCCGGAACCAATTTTCTCAACCCTGAACCCCATACCGTAACGGCTTCTTGGGACTCTGGCGAAAGCAGATAATTGATTTAGGCGGGTATTTATAATAGCAGCAACTGGCTGACATTGGGAAGCCATGTTATTCAGGGTTTGGTAGGACATGCCTGAATAGGCTTGTTTAGCGTCAATGCTTGAGACAACACCAAATGTATCAATAAGCAATGACTTGGGGTCATCGCCCTTAATTCCAACAGGGTTTTGTTGAACCATAAGACTCTTTTGGATATCTTGGTTCATAGCTAACAACATGGATTGCTCTGAAACAATTTCGGGCAATTCGTTGACGCTTTTCAGAATATTATCCTGTTCCTCGTTGGAACGGATGTATTGCGGAATAACGGCTTCTGCGATTTGCTTTATCTTTTTCGTTTCAAAGGGCTTACCAAGGTCAAATCTTGGAGGCATGTAATTCTCCCTACTTTTATGGTCTTAAATAGCTAAAATTTAGCCATTTTCCCGCTACATCCCCCAAGGATTGTTAAGAAAGCTCTCGGAACCTGGGATTACTTCCTCCGGCAATCTAACTTGGCCTATTGCCAGCTCTTCTGGGGTCGCATCCCCGAAAATCTCAGGGCCTGCAAAAGTAAAGGAAAAGGAGTCTGTGGCCTTAGCTAATCCAGTTGCAATAGCTCTTACAATACCGCAAACAACGTCACAAACGTCCTTCGAGTACTGCGGTAAGTGGTCAACCCTCTTCCCATCAAATGTTAATTTTTCCATCTCAAATATTAGCTTTGAATACACATCACCCTGAATAACAAGCCTTGGAAATGATATCGCCCCGGCATGTAGAAGATTTCTAAACAGGACATAATCCTTATCATTAATGTTGTGCTTCTCAGAGTCGATTCCTTGCCTAACAGCTTTTTCCAAAAAGAACTGTGATTGGTACATATCGAAAGAAATATATTTACACCCAGTCATCTTAGTGAGGTGCTCAACAATCTCATCGACATTTGCGGTGCTGACGATGGCTGTTTTTGTCGGCTCCCACATTATCAACTGGTCGATTACAACCCTTGTGTTGAAGTTTTTAACAACCTGTTTTCCGTCCAGCTCATAGTAGGATATAGAATAGGCTTCGCACGGCTCTCCGTGACCGATACCAATAATTGTACTGTCCTTACTAATTGACAAATCTCCGTGTATAGCAAAAGCTTTTGTTCTATCAACTCCTACCGCCGAACTAATAACTTTTTGGGCGAGATAGTTAACGGGCTTACCATTACTGTCGGTGAATGTCTGTATTTCTTGATTAACTTCGATTAACGGCTTAATGTTGTCATCAACAGCATCATAAATTCTTTGGGGCATGTAGAAAAAGGCGTTAATGGTTAGAGGAGGTTCCGTGCAATAACGCATCTTAGAGTCGGATGGATTTGACAAAAAGTCTGATTTAAAAGTAAGTGGGACATCCCACTTTTCAAACTTAAATGTCTTCTCGCCAACATACCTTGGGTTATACTCCCAAGTACACCCTCGCTCAGCTACGAAAATACTTGTGTCTGGGTTCTTCTTAATATCTTCGATAGCCTCTTCGTATTTACGGATAGTCCAATCCCCTTGCATACGGGGGAATGAAATAATAACCATGAGCCACGGAAGTTTACGGGATATAGCTGATGTTCTTAAGGTGTTGTAAATGAATTCAGCTTTGCCCATATCCACAACATCACCACTACCATCAGTGATGGTTTCCATTTCAGAATCGAAGGCTGACGTTTCGTCCAAAACCGCAGCTAAGACGTTATAACCTTCATAGTTTCCGGCTTCACTGTGCTCTGAGTTACAGCGGATATTATTGGCAGTTTCAACGGAAGCATCTGTAATACGGATTTCCATCCTGCTCCCAGTGCACTTCTTTAACAACTTTCCTCTACGAAGAACCCTAAAGTTCTCCATCAACCATTTCCAGTTAACAATACGGGCCGTGAATTTACTAAAGAAAACTTTACGGGCTTGTTTAGCTGTAGGAGAGATATTGATAATATCAATACCTTCTTCGATTGGAAAATCAAAATAGTCGTGGGCGCTTTTCATACAGAGGAGGAGATAGAAGAGGTAGGCGATTAGGATGGAGGTAGCATAGTCCTTACCACTCCCTTTACCCCACAAGAATACACCTATGTGCTTGATTCTCTCCATTGAGAAGACCTTTAGAGGGTCCTCTCCAATAAGCTTAAATATGGCTTCATACTGCCTGGGTGACAATGGTACGAGACCGAGCTGTTCTTTTGAGGTAACAAACTCTCTAAAGGGGACGGGTCTACACCAATAATCTTTTCTCCAGTCCTCTTCTTTAGTTAAAAATACCTTGTCAATCAGGTCCATCTTAAACGCTCTTTTCTTTTTCCACGTTTTCGATTATGTCCCTGCGGTCTCTCTCTTCTTCCAAGACCGATTTAAACTCTTTTGATTTTCTAAGCTGAGAAGTAATTTCCAATAAAAAATTAGACTTCATGTCTTCATCTGTTATTGAAGCTTCCGCTGCCTTTTTAACAATCAAAAGAAATTCAATAAAAAGCTTCTTGTTAGTATCACCAATATTAAATGACAGTACGGGCGAAACCATCTCCTTATTTAACTTGAGGAGTTCTCCAAGAGACTTTCTAAGCTGGTTACGAACCGACATAACAAGAGAAGCGTCTTGAGGGTTCAGAAGAGCTACTGTTAGAATTGAATCTGAACTTATCAAGTCTTCCATAGCGGAGTTGACAAGGACATCGACCATTTCCTTATCTTTCTCCATAGTCCCAACATAGGAATCAAACCCTTCACTGCGTACAAGGTTTGTTTCTTCTGGAGATTGTTTTGAGGAAGTACCTAAATCTGTAATTTGAAGGATTGCAGCGGGAATACTTCTTCGTAAATGCCTTCTGTGAGAATATAAGACAGTACGGGTCAATGGCGACAGCGGGTCGGAAAATTTTCCAGAATACTTGTAGAGGATGGTTGTGATATCCATCCCCTCAAGTAAATCCTTATCAAGTTCCGATACAACTACATCGTCCGCTAGGGCACATACCCTACAAGTTCCTAAAGGTGTGTACATTTACTTTCCTTATTTCTTGCCGGAACCCTTCGGGCGACCTCTACCTCTCTTAACTTCTGGAGTAGGTGTTGGTGTTTTTACCGTAACTGAAACTGAAGACGGAGTTGGGTCAGCTTTCAATGTTGGTGGGGCTGTTGCTGTGTTTACTGGAGCCACTGTCTTTGCAGCTTCAATTTTAGCTGCTTCATCCGCACTAATAACCCTTGGGTCAGCAGTCATTGGTTTTTCACCTGTAGTGCGTTCCAAGAACTCTTCATCGGACTCTGGGCGCAATCCCTTATAGCCATTGGCTTGTTGTTGGGGAGGCGGGGTTTGAGGAACCTGTTTAACTTTCTCTGGGCTGTCTGGATTTACGGTAGGGTTTGACACGTCTGAAACAGTGAGGCCCATTTTCTTTCCAGTTTCCAAGTCCACAAAAAGGAAGTGACCTGCTTTATCTTGCTGCATCACTTTCTGTTTGGGCTTATTTTCATTCTCCAAAGCTTTTTGAAGATTTGCCTTAACGTTCTTACCATCTGGGTTTTGAAGTGGGGCTTGAGGGTTGAGCTTGTTCTTAAATGCATTCTTATCTGCACCCTCACGCAACATCTCATTCTGAATTTCGGATTCGGGGCGAACACCTTTAATCCAGCTCTCTCTACGACCCTTGTAAATCACTACTCCGGTCCCTTCCGAATCTGATTGCTGGTAGTAAGGAACACAAGTACAGATAACACTAACGCTGTACATTTTCCCATCCAACATTTTTGGAAGGGTGCTTCGATAACCATTTCGGCAAGCGGTACAGTTTAGGTCTCGTTTGTCAAACATGAACTTGTCCATCGCCATGATGATACTCGTACCAACTGGCATTGCTACTTTATTCGCAACCACTGGGGGCGGTTGAACCTGCTTATTGAAATTTACTGACATTTTGAATCTCCTAGTTTTTATTTTACTTCTTTTTGTCTTCCAACCACCACTTAAGACCGTAAATCAATCGTTTAATTGGCCCCGGTTCTTTGCACAACCTCAAATCCTTAAATCCACGAATTTCGAGTTCTCGTAAGGTATAATACGTATCGTCAACTTCAAAATGCTCTACAGCTTCCAGGGAAATTACGTGGCTTAGTTGTTTACCTACGTTAGCCGATTCGTCATAATACAAAGTCGTATGGTGAATCCCGTTACTTTGATTATGCAGGGCTGTTGCTAAGTTTAAAATTTCCGCTTGTGTCAAACACAAGTCTCTGTGTTGCCCACTGCGATAATGTAGCCTTACCAACTTGTACTGAGCTGAACTTTCTGGCATCCGAACCACTCCTTTTTATCTCTTTTATGTTTAGATAAGTTAAATCTTCAAAGCTGTTTAAAAAAATTTTAAGTTCGGGTCTATCTTCCATCGCTTCTTCAAGAATTGCTCTGGCGTTTGATAACCATCTTTTTGCTGTAGATGGTTGAACGCCCATATGGTTTGCGATTCTTTGGAGAGACATCAGTTGAACGTAGTGAAGAATCAGACATTGCAATTGGTCGGGATATAATACCTTGGATGCAAATTTGATGAACTCTATGTAATTGTATTTGTAATGATACGTGTAGATTACCCGTATCTTACGAGTTAGAACTCTCCTGCGCCTTACGACTTCGCAGGGAGCAACATTCAGCAACATCGAAATTTCTTTTGTTCTTCGACCATGAAGAACCAGATAAATAAAATCTGTGTCTTCATCAGTAAGGTACTTATGGCTAAGATTTAGGAGTTTTTCCGCAGAGATGTCGGAAAAGTCTTCGTTTTCAACAGAAATTAACTTCATTAGTTCCTGCTTTTCTTCTCCAACGACACGATGTTAACTGACCGTATGATGGTGCTGTTAGGTAGCTGGACCTCGACTCCAACCATCAATTTGTTCTTTCGGACAATAACTCCCTCGAAACCCTTAAGGATTCCGTCCGTAATTTTAACCTTATCCCCAACCGTAAATTCTTCTTTTGTTTTTTTAACGCCGGATTGAAATCTAACAACTTGGTTTTGTGGGACGGGGTATGGAACTTCCTTGGAACTTGGCATGACAAACTTACCAATCTTGTGGGATTCGATATCCTTGATAACTCCTCTGACTTCCCTATCGTCTAACTGAATGAGGGCGTAGCCTTTCAAGAGGGAGTCTTCTAGTCCGGTGCTGTAGTCATCCCTTGAGTCGACATTGTCGGTCTCAAAGTCGTAAATGATGACATTTTTAATCTTTTTCAGCTTGGACTTGGGCGGACTTTTCTTGATTTCTTTGAGGAACTTATCTTTAGTCTTTATTTTGGAGGTAATGGCATACCAACAAAGAGGCATTAGCTTCCTTAGGACAATTTAATACCAAGCTGTTGCTCGGTTTTTAATACCCCATTATTAATGTAGTTTGCCTTTGCATTTCCAAAATTTACATTGCCCTTCCACGCTGTTTCTTTTGCTGACTTTTCATTGTACTGTTCTCTTAACGAAAGACCACACTTACATTCGATTGTAAAAATCTCAGGGTACTTCTTAACCACAATAAGTTTATGCCAATGCATAAACTTTGATTTTAATTTTCTAAAAAACTTTATCATTAAACGACCCTTGTAACCAAAGTACCGTCATCGCCCTTGGTTAGATTATACACCACATCGGCCTCGTCCGTAAACTCCTGCTGGTGGGTAATAAGGACAAATTGAATTCCAAGTTGCTCTGAAAACGACTTAAGTAGTTTAGCTACTTTTGGCCTAAAATCAGCCGAAACGTTATTAAACTGTTCATCTAAGTACATTACCTGCTGTCGCTTTGGGCGCACAGAGGCTAAAATAAGTACTTTCAATACAAAAGATACCACATTTACAACCCCTCCACCAACGGCTGTCAACAAATCCATCTCTTCTGAGCCTTTTACAAGCTTAAATTTAGTGGAAACTCTCTTATCCGCAGTAACTTCAATCTTGAATTGATACTCGCTGTCAAATATCTCTTTAAGGGCCAAAGTAACTACCCGCTCAAAGGTTGATATGGTCTTCTCCCGCTGTTGTTCCCCTATTGTCTTCAGGAGGTTACCTGCCAATATAAGTGAACTCATTTGATCTGAGCAGTTCTCCAAATCTTTTTGGGCTCTCCCTAGAAGCTTATTATTAGCCTCAATTTGGTAGGAAGCAGCTTTAACTCTTTCTTTTAACTCTTCAAGACCCATTATTTAACCTTGCTCTCCAAGTCGGTAACCTTCAACTCAAACTTAGTTAAGTTTTCTGAAAACTTAAGCTTTGTGGCTTCTAATGCGGATTTCTTTGTTGCGATGATCTCTGGAAGCTTGGTAAGGTCTGTGATGCCTTCCTTAGCAAGCTCTTCTTCAATTTTTTTCTTCTCTGCCTCAATCCGAACCTTTTCAGCTTTCAGGTACTGAATCTTGGCGCTGACTTCGTTTAATCTTTCTTGGGTTGTAGCCATCACGTCTCCTTAACAAAAGGACTTTAGGTCGCCTTTATTTATTTTTGAGGCCTTTAACATTACTGGTGGACCAAAAACATATCCAAGATGTTGCTTAATCATCTCGACTTGCTTATCCGTTAAATTCTTTGAATCCGAAAGCTCCAAGTATCCCTGAAGCCAATACACAAATTGCTCTGCTGTCATTACTGAATTACCCATTAAATCTCTCCAAAAGTTATTTCGCCCGATGACTCTTTTGCCTTAGAGTCACTACAGTCGTTTTTATACACGCAGGAACCACATGTCTTTGTTGATGCGTTTGGTACAAATATGTTTTTCTTGATGCTGTCATTAACGTCTGATAACTCGGTCAAAAGAAGGTCTTTTCTTTCTTGGGTTATAGAAACAGAAACAACTGTTCCAGACCTCAGCATTAAGTAAAACCCCTTCTTAACTGGTTTTTTAAAAATCTTCTCAACAGCCAAGACATACATTATAATTTGATGTGGTGAAAGATAATCTGTCCCCTTACTGCTCTTAAAATCGGCGAGAACTATGTAGTCATCAATTTCCTTCAACCAGTCAACGCTTCCCTGAATGAACAAACCTGGAAGAAGCTCAAAAGGTTTCCCATAAGTACCTATGCTGTACTCATTATGATACTTACCTTGGTCCATTTCTCTTGCTTTAATAGACCTTATTCCCTGTTTAAGAATAGTTAGCCCATTGGCTTTAATGTCAGCAATAGTCTCCCCACGGTAAAGGTGAATGTCTCCTTGCCTCTTCTGCTCAATGATAACCTCATCGAACACTTGTGGGTACAGAGTTAGAGCAAGCTCTTCATTCAAAATAGGATCGGCATTGAAACACTTCTCCAAAGTTTTGTGAACGGCACTCCCTTCAATGAACCATCTTACGTTCTGTCGAATTGAGGGCTTTTTCTTATCGATGTACTTGAGTTTAAAAGCTTTCGGGCAACCTCTAAAAAGAGTGTAAGACGTGTAGCTTAAAATGGTCACAGAAATTCCCTCGCCGTCTCAAGGAGTTTGAGGGCAGCTGTCTTAACCTTCTCATCCACGTTTTTTAATTTACGAACTTCCTCGAAGACCTGTTCCGGCCCCTGGAGTTCTTGGTTCTGGCTCTCATATTTAATGAGAGTGCTTAATCGGTCTATCTCAGCCTCTGCTTTATCAACTGCTTCTTTCTTCTCAAAATCAAAAATATCTTTTGCTTCGGGAGCCGACTTTAACTCAATTACTTTAATAATTTTTTGATCGGTTTCGATAACAGCCACGCTAGGCCTACGATTAACAGAATCAGTGTTAAAAGTGCCTCTCGTGAGAGAACCAATACCAACGATTTTAGTTTTTCCAACTTGAACAATTCCATCATTTCGGTGAATATGACCCCTAAGTGTAATATCTGCTGGGCTATCTTTTAAACTATCATATGAAGTCCACGGCTCGTAAACTGGTTTTGCTGGATAAAGGTCCCCATGAACCATGTGGATGTGGCATTTTGACCCTTCAATTCCAATCGGAACGTAATTTGTAATGTCACCTTCATATTCATCAGTCTTTGGTGACCCGGTAATCCAAACACCTTTTCCAATTTGATCTGTCTCTCCCTTATTCAAGAGCATGATACCTGCTCCCTTTGCGAGAGTCGAAAGGGGTTGGCGGTCAAGATTGGTTGCGTTTCTGTCGGTTAGGTCGTGGTCTCCATAAATTCCATAAATTGGAATTCCAAGAGATTTGAAATAGTCAATGAGCTTGTTTGTCAGAAGATAAGGGTTCTTCGTCCACGACTTGAGGTGATACCAGTCTCCACTGACCAGAAGAGCTTCGCACTTTTCCTTCTTGGAAATTTTCTTAATTTCATCTAGCTTGTTAAAACACGTCTCCATGTAGTTGTCGGTACGGGCAATGGGGTTATACGCTGAAAAATGGGGGTCGGTCAGGTACAGTAGATTCATGCTTGTCTTGACCTTCCTCTATTTTCCTATAGTCAGGTGGTGGATAATCTTCACTCACCAAGCAGAAAATACACAATTCTCCCGCTTCGATGGTTAAATGATTATCACATCTCTCGCAACGCTTTACCACAATAACCCTCCGTTAATCGATACACCTAAGGGTTAAAGTTTAAGCAATTTTCAGGCCATCTTTACAGAGGCCTTCCACACTTATCACAAATCTTTATCAAATCTTTTAATTCAGTCTCTTCCTGAAGTAGCGACCCAATGTGGACACTATTAGCTACTAGGTTTGATTCGAGTCTTGAAATCTCTTCGCACTTATTAACAAAATCGTTATACACCATTTCATCTTGACTTAAAACCAAATAAATGGATTTTAATTTTACTAAGACGGTTTCTAGAGATTCCACATCAAAATTGTCAAGTTTTGATACTAAATCAAACCCATTTTTAAGGCTTTCTAGGACAAGTATTGTATCTTGAGCCTTAATAATGGAGTTTTGCTCTTCAACCAAAGCTTTTAGGGCCTCTTCTTCTAAAACCACATCTACTACCTTAGACTGTAAAATCTGGCTTTTCTGTAGAATTACAGACAGTTTTTCGATGTTCTGAGAGAGGTTGTCAACCCCTTCTTGCTCTATTGTAAACCCTTGAAGCTCGGATTGTAAACCTTCTACCTCGGATTGTAAACCTTCAAACTTCAGAAGATTGGAAATGTTCCCAGCCAGCACTTGAGAGATAGCCTTCAACTTCTGAGCTTGTGAGTTTCCCTCCCGAATAGCACTGTAAATAATCTCAATACCACTGAGCGCTGAAATTACCTTAGTAACCATTGTGGAAGACTCGGTTAATAGAAATTGAGGGTCGAACTGACCTGAAAAATTAAGATCACAAGTTAAATCTTTATCCAAGACCAATTCGTCTGTCTTCAAAATCTCTCTAACCATCTCTGGGACATCTCGACCAATCTTTGCTAAAGTCTGGTCGTTAACATGATAACTGTTGACTGTCTTGGCTTTCTCAATACTAATGGTGTTCCCATCATCGAAAACCTGCTCAACCTTCAGTTTGCTTTTGCCGTGACGAATATCAGAAAGTGCGCCACTATTCCTATGCAGTAATCGCATAGCTCGAATAATAGCCGACTTACCTAAGTCAGACTGCCCAGTAAGAACTGTCAGGCCACCGTGCTCTATTTCAGCTTCGTGAATGGATTGAAAGTCTTTGATTATTGTTTTTTGTAGTGCCATCGCCTATTTCTGTTATTTTTCTTTTTATAGTAACAACGGTATTTTTACGTGAAGCTCTATTTTTTGCGTTCTGTAGGGATACGCAAACTTTACAATATTTATTAAGACCGTCTTCCCTGCAAGAATTATTATGAAATTCTTTAGTACTGAGAAACCCTCTTTCATTGGAGAGAGGGTTTTCACAGTCCTTATTTGCACACTTCTTTAAATCATCTTTAGCGTGTGTCCAGCAATACCGAGGGGACATTAGATTGTTAAGGCAACGCCTTCATCCTCAACCGCCTCTTCGTCCTCATTAACATCAAGCTCCTTGGCTGAGAGGTCTCGATTGGCAGCGGACAAATCAACCTCGCTGAACTTGACTTCAACCCCGTCCAACTTATCCAAAATATCTTTCAGAAGTTGGGGGTTGGAAACAACGAGGTTCCAGAACCTGTCGTAACTGGAAGCCTGAATTTTCTTATCGTCCTTAAGATAATGCATTCCACCTTTATCTTTGACGATAATACCTTCGGCAACGCCACGCTTAATAGCGGAGGTTGCGATGTCAAACCCATGACCATTTCGTAAGGTCATAGTGGCTTCACCAAAAGGCTCCCCTACACGGTTCTTAATGAATTTCAATTTAACATTTCTTCCAATCTTGACATTCACTTTCTTCTTTGGGTCTCTTTCAGACTGAACTTGTTTGTTAACAAAGTCCATAGGCTTAAGCTGAATACGAAGGTCGGCGTAGAACTTCAAAGCCTTTCCTCCTGGGGTCTCCTCTTGGTCACCCAAAGTAGCCATGAAGCTTTTCTGCATGCTTATTTTTTGCATGACGTGGTTAATGAAGATAAAAGAAGTGTTGTGTTCACGACAGAACGGTGAATAAATACGCATGGCTTTGTGCATGATTTTAGCTTTCAGAGCTAAATCCGCTCCCTCAAGGCCTTTCTCTTCAAAGCTCTTTAGTTCAGACTTGGGAACCATAGCAGCCAATGAATCGATGATAACGCAACAAAAAGCCCCAGTAGGTACAAGCTTATCAATAATAGTAAACCCATCTTCCAGTGATGCCTGCTCAGGTAATCCAAAAATGACTTCTTCAACGTTCACCCCCAATTTTTTAAGATATGGTTTTGAAGTAGCGCCTTCGTAGTCCAAAAACAAAATTTTCTTTTTGGTTCTTTTCTGAAGAGAGGCCCCAATCTGCCACGCAAGACTTGTTTTACCGCTGCTGAACTCTCCATAAAGCTCGATGATTTTTCCCATAGGGAACCCACCAATGCTGGAGGCTAAGTTGAACTCGTAAAAATCGGTTGGAATAATTTCAACATCGGCGTGTTGCTCATACGTCCTGATGACATCCTTCCCCAATAATTCCTTACACTCTGCGATTGCTTTTGCTAAAGACTCTTTCGTTGCTTTTGCCATTGTACTTCTCCTTATTTTTTTCTTAGGTCTATCCCACCATCACCTGCAGCTGTATCACTTTCGGGATTATCACAAATTACTTCTAGGTGATGTCCTTCCAGCTCTGGAAAGACACACCTTAACAAATTATTAAGAGCATCTACTGCGTCCAACAAACAAATTTCTGGGTTCTCTGTGAACTTAGGCATTGCTGTTGGAGTTTCTTGATCGGCTGACTGGTCCCTATCATTATCACCATCGTCGACAGGAACGAGACCTTCTTCAACGTTGAATGTGTATGACTGACCAAATCTTTCAATTAAAATGAACATTAAACGCTCCTCTGGGTAATATAGAAATCATCCTGCCTATCACATATACCCTTCATCTTAGTGGTCACTATTTTCTTTTTCTTCTTAACGCCTTTAACTTTTCTGGACTTACTGATAAGCCTTTTGTCTCTAAATACCAAGAATTGTTCTGGCGTAAGAACCTTCTTAACCAACGACTCTTTGCCGTTCATAATCATGTAGGCGTAAGCTGTCATCTCAGCTATGCCAAGAGCATCGTACTCGTCCGCTGAAAGCTCTTTGCCTTGAAGACCGTACCTTGGCTCTATGACCTTTTTGATGTCTTCTTTTTCGGCGAATCCAAAATCAGTAAGATACTTTTTTAAACTCGTTGGAGAAATAACAACTACGTCTGCGTAAGGAAGGCTCATTGTACTGTAAAGAGCCCAAATACCTCCACGACTCGCTGCTTGCCCTGGGGCCGAAAAAGCAACACCTTCAATACCTATTGCGTGGACGGCCCCTAAGGACTTTACACCCTCTAAAGTTTGTTTGATGTGCCTTTGATGTTCGAGAAAAGCAATTGCATCTGATTTGTGCCCCCACTTAATACTAGGATGAAAAATGCTGGAAGAAACATACTTAAGTTTCTCTTCAGGCTCAATCCACTCTAAAAGAGCAAATCCAGAGTTTGCGAAAGCTTGGTCCCAGGCACAGAAGAAATGCCTCATGGTAAAATAATCTTTTTCTCTTCGACAGGCTTTCCCTCAGTATTTGCTTTTTGAATCATCTCGGCCTTTTGCTTCTCAATTTCTTCTTCTTTTTGCCTCAAGAATTCCCCCGCCTTGTTCATGTTATCGATGAAGTCGGCTTTAAACTTATAATAATCTTCCATTGCATCTTCTGGAAGAATTTTTTTCTCGATGAGAAAAGAAACGAAAGCGAAGAAGTTGGTGCGGTCGGCAGAAATGGCTTCGTCCATTCCCTTGCTTAGGCTCATGAGAAGGTCATATAAAGCTTTGTTGGCTTTATTAACATCGTCCCCAAGAGTTTCGAGATCAGATAATCTAGCGGTTCTTAAGAGCTGTCGGCTTCGTGGGTGAACTTCTAGACCCTCTTGCCCTTTTCCAGTCTTAAGAATTGTGCGTATTTCTTTACGACTCGGAAGAGATTTAAATTCCGGTTTAACTTCTTCACGTTTTGGCACTTCAGGTTTTTGCTCTTCTGACATCTATTTCTCCCTATTCCAGTATTTCAACATTAGGACGACCCAACAGGTATTCCCCGCTACAATGCACAATCCACCAATAAAAGACATCCATTGGTGCAGGTGTGGATAGTAGTAGAGATTCCAATATCCCCAAGAAGAAAAGAAAAGGGTGGGTAACCAGTGAACGCCTTTAACAGCTTTGTCCTTTGCGATTTGGCGAACATTCATCCAAACCATTGAGCCTCCAAAGAGCTCAAACAAGCCATTAATAATATCTGGTATTTCCACCCTGTTCTCCGTTTACTGCTTTAGATTGACAACTCTTCCATCATCGCACTCGCATCTTGTTGGGCAGGAGTAGCGGAAGCTGCGGGAGCTGCCACTTTTTCTGCCAACGGAGCAGCTGCTGCAGCTGCGGATGTTTGGGCGGGAGCTGCTGCAGTAGTTGTCGCAGCAGCCGGATTAGGCTTCGGGGTAAATGTTTTGATTTTACCGCTCAGCATATCCGTCATGGTTTCTGGACTAACAACTCTGGCAATAACTTCGCCAAGATCGATATCAGAAATTTGTTTCTTGATGTCCTCACGCAACTTGGCTTTGACTTCTTCGGGTTGCTGAGAAAACGTGCTTCCTTTGGGGTCAAGAACCGCTGTGAAGTTAATCAGTTGGTATTCTGGGTTTTCGCAAGCCACAATGACATCAAGCTTTTGAAATTGTTCACCCATGTTCTGGTTGAGATTCTGAAGCTTCTCCGCTGTTCCTTTTGCAAAGGCAAAAGCCTTAATTGCATAGGAGAATGGCGTAGACGGTTTTCCGTTGGGGTCGGTAACATACTCAAGAATGTGAGTAGCATAACGAGCCTTCTTGAAATTTCCTGCGTTACATGCTGGGCAGTCCCCACCTTCGTCTGCCAAACACTTGATGAACCCATTATTCTCAATAACGTGAATGGTGTCCTTAATCAGTTTTGGGGTGATAAACAAAATCCGTTTCTTCACGGACTTCTCACCTGCCAAGAACCTAAACTTGGGGATAATCTTTTGAATCAACGATTCATCATTAAACGTAACTTCTTTTCCCATTGTACTTCTCCTATTACTTTTTTATTTTAACTCTCCCATTGCTGGGTAGCTAGATTCCTAATTCAAACTCTCCCTTGGCTTGACCATCTCCAGGGAGTCTGTGGAGTAACTTTTTATCACTCGAATCCATCAAAGCGTCTTGTAGGATTCCTTCTGCGGTAAAGTTACCAACTCTTATTTTCAATTCACCAGTAAGTACTTGATTTCTAACAACGTTCATTTGCAGGGACACTGCCATCGCTGACTTGCTGAGGTCATCATAGGTGAGCTGGACGGCTTCTTTGAGAGAGGCGATTTGCTCAACAATCTCTTCCCATTGCTCTTTTTCTGAAATCTCTGGTACAAACTTTCGTAGTCTTAATTCCTTCTCTTCGTAAGACCGTGCCTTGTCAACTATTTCGGAGAACTTTACAAATGCTTCTCCCATAGCGTCTTTATACTTCTTTTTTGATAGGGCGTAAAGACGTTGGACTTCAAGCTGTAGGTTAATAACCTGTACAAGATATGTCTTTACGTACTGCTGTCTCTCCCTGACGATGGATGAAATTGTGTGGAACCTATTTAGGTTAACCATATCATCCCCAATAACTTCGTGCTTGACATCCTTGATTGAATCAAGTATCCTTTGTATTGTGGGCATTCTTAGCTGAATCCAGTCCTCAGCCTTATCAATTTTTAAAAGTTCTGGGTTACTTGACATTTACGGAGTCCTGATAGGGCTTTAACTCTGCCATTCCCTGCTCTGTTGAAATAAGACCTTCGCTTAACTTTGTGTTGACGATGAACTTCTTGACTTGAAGACGCAAGGCCAAAGTCTTCTCTCGAACCTTATCTTCTGGAACATCCTTTTCAGTAATCTCAAAACTTATGTCACTTGTTTGGTACATCCCCATAACATCTTTGCGTACAACCTTTTCACCCAACCGTATTGTAATATCCATTCACTCTTCCTTTAGTACAGTTATTTTATACCATCTTTAAAATTTCTTATAAAGGTTTAAATATTCTTTTTGTGCCTTGGAGAGTAATCTGGGGTTATTATCATATTCAACTAACCCTAAACCTCTATTACATCTCGTGCATAACAAGCCTCGAACACATCCTCCACAGGACCTTCTACCGGAACAACAATAATGGTCATGGTCCACACAAAAATTAAAATTTCTTCTTTTTCCTAGAGAACTTGTTCTTGAATTACATATACCACACCTATTTAACTGTTTTTTAATTTTTTCTTCATACCAATCAATAGATATGTTGTATTTATAAGATAGGATGGCATTCCTGTGGACTCTTCTCCCTTTTAAAGTCTTTAAATATCTCTTAGTTCTTGACCGTATCTTAATCTTATTCTTTTGATAATAATTTATTTTTACTTTAGGCAAATCAAATCTTCTCTTTCCACAATAAGATTAAGACCTAATTTAGATACTTCTTCAATAAAACCAGGTAAGTTTTTAACGGTCACTTCTAATATTTCTCCAGTTTCTTCATCCACATCAGTGGGCTGTAAAAAAGATTCACCTACCTTTAACATAACTTTTATCTCCCCTGGATATTTCTTAAAAATAGACTTGAGAGCTTCACCTTTTGTAATAAGATCGCCTTCGATAATAATGGACTTTGGTTTTTCCGCCCTTACCTTTTTTTCTACGTTTTCCAATGTCATACCTTCTTTGTAAGTTGTTAGCTGCCCCCAGTTATACCCAAACTGAATGTCAACACGGAGAGGGGCAAATTCAGGAATTTTTAGTTCCATTGATTTCCGAAGAAGCACCACAACATCTCCTACTGGGATGGACTCTGGGACTTCTAAGAGTAAAGAGTCATGAACCTGAAGAAGTATGTGCATGTCTTTACCTTTTATTTGGTTCGACAGTCTGACCATAGCTACTTTTGTACAATCTGCTCCAGTACCTTGTATTCTGTGGTTCAACCCTTCCCTAAGAGCTGTTTGTTTTTCCCCGTAACTGGTTGACCTTGCTTTTGGTAAAAGTCTGCGTCTTCCCCAAAAGGTTTCTGATTCCTTATTCTGTGCTATTTGGGAATGCAGTGTGGATACCCAAGACTTCGCTACTGGCATTTTAGAGAAATAAGTTTCATGGAGCTTTTCGGCTTCCTCTTCTGTACAATTCAAATTTTCGGACAATGACTTAGTACTCATTCCGAAAAGAACCCCGAAATTTAAAGTCTTAGCTCTCTGTCTGTCGGCCTTTGTAACCTCATCTATGGGAATCCCAAACATCAAAGATGCCGTGGATTTATGAAAGTCTACTCCTTCCCTCTGAAAAGCTGCAATCAGCTCTGGGTCTTTGGACAAGCTGGCGTAAAGAGAATACTCCATCTGCATATAGTCCGCTTCAACCATGTAGTAACCTGGGCGGGACACGAAACACTTTCTTATCAGGGCTTTGTTTGAATCATCATCACTGCTTTTAGGTATTTGCTGCAGAGAGGGGTTGCTTGACGTGAACCTACCTGAGATGGCCCCGTAAGGTCTGTACGAAGTGTGTAGGTTACCATCGGAGGCTACGTTTACAATCTTATCCAAAAAAGTGTTAATGAGCTTAAGGTTCTCTTTGTACTTTAGAAGAGGTTCGATAATCTCATGCTTTCCTTTAAGAAGACTTAGTGCCTCTTTATCGGTTGAAGGTTTTGTAGAAATGTTCCCATTCTTATCTTCAATAAACTTCAATACAGGTAGTTTTAGTTTTTCAAATAAAATATGTGTAAGAAGTATAGGGCTTCCAATGTTAAACTTTTCGCCAGCCAATTCAAACACCTTTTCGGATAGAGCTCTGTTCTCAGCCATGAGCTCTTCCCTGGCTTCCCTGACGTAATCTAAATCTATCTTTATGCCTTGATATTCCATATTTGCTACGATGGGCATAACTTTTGTTTCAAGACCATAGATAAAATCTTTTTCGTTTATTAGTGTCAGGTAATGGTAATAGAGCTTCAACGTAGCGTAAGCATCTACGGTGGCATATGACTTAGCCAACTCTAGGGGGGCGAGAGAGAAGTTGTACACACCTTTTCCAAGAACATCGGAAAGGGCCAACATATCTAAATCGAATATTTCTTTGAATCTTTGTTTAAGGCCTGAGTTCTTTAGACGATTAAACTCGGCGTTATCTAGACCTTCTTTTAAGAAGAGCTCCATTAAGGAAACGTCCGCTAAAAGACCTGCTTCAATTCCAACTGATTTTAAAACTTGATAGTCAAACTTAAAGTTGTACCAAACGCAAGGTTGTTCAATCAGCGGTTTAAGGATTGATAAGGTTGTGTAGGAAGGTATTTCAATCTCTTCAATTTCGGAACAGATTGGAACGTAGAAAGCTATTGGCTCTCCGGTATCGTGCTTTTTCCAAGACACAGAGACGCCAACAATTTTATCGTCTTTGGTTACACCTGTAGTTTCAGTATCGACAGCTTTTGGAACGTCTGTGGCTAAAGCTTCTGTAACCAATTGACGTAATTGTTCTTCTGTCTTAACTAAAATAAGATTCGCAGTTTCTAGCCACGCAATGTTCTTTGTCTTCTTTGCGTGTGAAATCTTATCTTTAACTAAAGTAGATTCAAATAAATCTTTTTGTAATTCCATACCCTTACCTTTAAACTTTAGACTCTTTAAAACTTAAATACTTTTACTTTGATTTCAAACTTTTCTTTGCTCTTTTTTCTGCATTTTTTCCATAATCATATGCCCCACCATTTCGATTATCGTGGTATATGATTGGGGAAAGCCTATCTGCACGAATTTTACCACTTTTTGTGATAAAAGCTCTAGGCCCTATAGTAGTACCAGCTTTAATAGTTACTGGCTTAACCTCTTCTGGAACCACTGCCTCTTGTTCGTTCATTACTTCTCCTTTTCAACACATTTATGTTTAACCATCTTACCGTTCAGAACCTGTACGTTTTTACCACACGTTGGGCAAATATCGGCTGTGATATCTCGCTCGGCATTACCTTTATGCTTAACTAAAGGCTCACTCTGTTCTGACCAATCTTCGTTGTAGACCTTCATTCTTTATCCTTAGAGGTGTTTGGCTTCTCTTCTTTGTGTGGTTTTCTTGGTTGACGCTGGTATTTACGAATCTTGGAAAAACTATTCAAATTTTCCTGTTCACGTCTAAACTCCTCTGACATTATCTCAAAGGCCGATTCGTCTTCGTGCTCAACTGGTGTAAAGTCCGAACATCTTTCAAAAGCAGCTGTTTTTGTTGAAAGCAGTGAACAAAAACTTTCATCTTTTTTGTAATAAACACACTGACCACAAGTACCAATCGACTTAATCAGGGACAGATAAAGCTCTATCCTAAGTTTAGAAACATCTGGGTGTTCGTTGAAGTCAAAATCTTCAAGGCAAGACCAAATATTCTTGTCTTCCTGATTATTAAACTCTATCATTGTTTCCCGTCACTTTAAGTAAGTTTTCAGCCAGCTTCTTTTTCAGGGAAAGTAATGAACTTTTTGCAAAACGGATAACCTCTTGGTTTTTACTTTTTTCGGATGTTTCGATAACCTCTTTACACCATTCGGCTACAATAATGTTCATTTGGACCGAGTTACCAATAAGCTCATTAACAACCCTTTTATGTTCCTTGATTGTTACCTTAGGTTCAGAGTCTAGGGCTTTTTTTGTTTTCAAGAAATTATTAATATCCACACTGTCTCCTTTGGAAGATCGGTTACTGTTATACCCTGAACCTTGGGTGTATTAAAAGGTTTTTTACTTTTTCTGAGCCTTCATTTACAAAAACATCAGACCAATCAGTTTTATACTGAGATGGATAAACCGCACTCTGATGGTGCATCCTGCCACTCTCGTCATTATCCCCCGCTACCACAACACGTATGCCTGGATATTTATTTTTAACTTGCTCAGAAACACTGTCAAGATTGCTGGCGCTGAAAGCCACGTAGGTTGTAATACCCGTACTAATGAAAACACTTGCCCCTGTTGCCCATCCCTCGCATATAAAAGCAAAGGTGGAGTTTGGCTCCCCCAGTCTCATCATTAAATCTTTTTTCTTTGCGTTCTCCAAAAACATCTTGGTCCCATCAGCTTGAATCTGCTGGAAGGCCCAAAGCTTATCATTAATATCCATCATTGGGATAATAAGAATATCATATTTGGACTTGGTTCCAATGTGATGAAGTTTTTTCTTAATTAAGTAAGGAACCATCTCACTTTCAAGAGTGTCGAACTCTCTAGAAGCTTTCTCTGCCACTACCTGCCAATGAACAAGCTCTGTAACTTCTTTAGGGGATTCGTGCTTTTTCTTTCCGAGTATCAACTCTAAGCTCGACACTAACGTGTCCGGCGTGTTTTCTCTAGTAATTAAATTGATATGAAAAGTTTTTGATAACTTTGCAAGGGCCTGCCCCGCCGAGCAGCCTTCTTTGTAGACCACAAACGAAATAATGTCCCCACTCTTCTGACAACCATAACAATAAAAATTTCCGCTGTCGGAATCTTCTTCATAAACCTTAAAGCTTGGGGTGTTTTCTTGATGTAAGGGGCAAGGTATGTGCCTACCCCTCAATTGAATTCCATAAGACTCGATAACCTGACGGAGTGTTATCTTGGACTTTAGAAGCCTTGCTGAGTTATTGAAGTCAAGTGTTGTTTCCATTAGGAGGTATAGATATCCTCTTTGTTCTGAACTGGTGGTTGATAAATTGAGGAGATATGGCTGCAGCTAAAATTCTCACGAACAAAGTAATCTGAAATCTTAGGTCCACGGCGGTTTTTGGCAACACCCATCTTGAGCTCTCTTGCTTTTTCCATGTCGTCTGTTCTTAATGCCCAAAAAACTTGGTCGGCTGATTTTTCGGCCTCGGAAGTGTCTGACAAGAATGACCTGTCATAGCGTTTGTCTTCACTCTTATCAACACGTAGTCTAGCTTCTCTTGAAACCTGATGTGCTGTAATAATTGGAATTCCGGCTCCATTATTAAACGTATTTGCGAGGTTCTTAAGCTTCTTAAGAGTGTCACCTATTTCGGAGATTGTTGAGCCACGATTAACCTCAGGAGCAAGAAGGGCAGCGTAGTCTACATAAACACCGTGCAGAGGAAACTCATTCTGAATGTACATCATGTTCTCTCTGATCGTAGACACTGTGGCATTATTTGGAAGCTGTACAATTTTAAGAATCCCATAATTAATATTCTCTTGGAGATCATCAGTAACTTGTTTCAAAAGAACTTTTTGTTCTGGAGTTAACCCAGCTCTCTGAATATCGTTACTGTGGATTCCTTTAGGACATTTAAACATAGGATTCAAACTGTGCAGAGAAATAAGCTCTCGCATGATTTGCTTATGAGGCATCTCAAGGGTGAAGTAAACCACGTTCTTACGCTGAACGTAAGCTGCGTGATAAGCAAAATTACGAAGAAGGGTTGACTTTCCTTCACCATAAGCAGCTGCGAAAATAGCGAACTCTCCTGGGTCAAATCCATTTAAAAGTTTATCAATCTCAAAAAGACCTGTTAAGAGTCCGGCAGCTGGGTTTGATTCTTTCCTGAAGTAATCATCCCAGAAAGTTGGGATAGCTTCTGGAACAATGTCACTAGGATAAGAGTTATCATTTGCCCCTTGCAAAACCGAAATTGAGTCAATCAAGTACTTCTTAGCAGCAGCAAGACCTTTAAGGTCGACCTTTCCAATTCGTTTACCTTGATTCAGAATCTCACCGGAGGTCATCAAGGCTTGACCAAAACTTATATTATTTTGTTCATCAATAAAAGCTTTGCAAAGAACGTCCAATTTATCATTCGCCATAAACTGGTTCTTACAAGTGCTGTAGAGAATCTTAATTTCAGATTTTTGTTGGTCGTTTAGACTGGAACCATCTAAATATGCTGTAAGCAGGTCCATATCCAAAATAGAAGGACGTTGGGCCTGTAGAGCTACTATTTCAAAAAGTGTTTTATAGTGCCCTGAAAAATGCTTAACGGAAACTTTGCTCTTAATAACTTCTTTTAGAGCTGCATCAGCTGTGGCCTTTTCTGCTTGGGTTCGTGGGATGAGTGCTGAGAGGATTGTTTCTTGGTAATTCAATTATTCCTCCACGCAAGAAAAAACGATTCTTCGTTCTGGGTCAAGAATTTTTCCATCGGACTTTACAAATAGTTTTAGAACAGCATCCCCATACTTATAGGCGATGTCATCCCACCTAAGGTTAGTATGTAAAAATAAATAATGTTCTGGAATCAGCCAGTTAAGCCTAACTAAACTCTGGAGAAAATTACCCGAAACATTAAACTGAAGTTCTGAGCCAAAACTCAAGCACATAATATCTGCTTTTTTGAACTCGTCTTGAAGGGAAATCTCACCACCTTGAAAGTGGTTTGAGATAAGCTGTTCCATACTACACTGGTTAACAGTCATGCCTCCCTCAACAGCTCCCAACAATGCCGTTTGAACAACGAGGTCCTTACAGCCATTTGACTGTCCTTGAAAACAAACAATCTTATCTGGCTTTTCTCCAGCCATTAATCTGTTCTTAACTAGTGTGGAAAAATCAATTACTTTTTGATCTATCTTAGTATGTGGGAATTTTGAGGCGAGACCAACAACAGTTAAATCGTCTTTTGGAAAACAGATACCAGCTTCAATCAACTTACGATTGAACTTCTCTTTTTCAAGGCAGACGCAACGCACCCAACCCTTCGTTGCATCATAGATATATTTCTCATCTTCACAGATGGAACAGGAATACTGTGCCAAAGACTACCCCTTTTACTTTTCTTAGGTTGTTTACTCTACCACACACTCTTACATTTATAAAGGCTTATTTTCCCCAACCAAACGAAACTTTCTCAAATTCAAAGGTTCAAATCTGTACACTAAATCAAATGGATGGTTCTTTCTTCCGTAAACTCTCCACATTTCTGATAGGGCGTGTTTTGCTTCTTTGCACATTTCTTTTCCACCAACAATTGCTTTACCTTCTGCATGCCATTTTGGATTTGAGTTAGAGTGTAACCACCACCAACCCTCGCACTCAACAAGAACGCTGTCGGTCTGGTCCCAACCTTCTGGAGGAGGTAAGTGGGTCATTACTTTGTCGGGGCCACCTTGAAGCTCTTGTTGAATAATTTTATCTAATTGGTCGTAAGAAACTTTTTTAATTTCTTTTTGTTTTCTTGACCTAATAATACCCATCACCTTCTCCTAGTTAGTGGTTCCTCCGCAAACGGTACAAATACCGTTAACGGATATTGTAACTTCTGAACAGTCCCAAGGACAAAACTTCTTAACTTGAACGTCCTCAGGCTTAACGGGGATTACTTTTCCAACTTGAATCTTCCCGTTAGAATTCTTTTTAGCCACCTTGATTTCGCAAGAAGAGATGGCTTCGCCGTGGAACAACTGAATGTTTTCCATGACTTACTTCTTTTTCTTCACTACCTCTGTTAATTTAACTATATCTTTATATTTTGAATTAAATTTACCCACAATCTTTGTTTTATCTTTGGAGGTTGTTTTTGTCACAACTGGTTTTGAGTTTGTGGACATATCAGTCTTCTTTCTTGTGTTAATGGGAAACTACTTTGCGTCAAATGTTGCTACTTCACTCAGGGTTTTTTTCCAATCCCCAGTGTATCGGATAGCCCGATTATCAATATACAGCACAGCCATTTCTTTTTTGTTTGTCACTTTTGAAAAAGGTATTCCATATTTTTTCATCCAAACTTCGATTGCTTTTTTACCTCCCTCACTTTGGGCTCGAACAGAATAAACAACAATAGTGAAATAATCACTAAGCTTTTTGATGGCCTCAACAGCAAAAGGTTCAGGCCCAAATGGGATTATGTGTGGGGCAACAAACTTCCCCTCTTTACAAATAGTCCCATCAAAATCAATTAGAATTTTAAGTTTTTTTGGTGACATTTTTTCCTGTACCTATACCTAAAATTTAGTTTTTTTGTTTAAGCTTTTTTGATCTCATCAAAGAATATTGGTTGCCAGTCTTGAGCTGGGTCATCTACTTCGGGAGTAGGTACTGAAACCACACAAGCCATTTCTTTGGCATCTCTGTCCATAAAAATTTTTGTAAGCTTCCCAACAGCTTTTGGAGTGGCTGGAGAAATCAGCAATACATCATCTCCAACTTTATACCCAGCGTGTTCCAAAATTGCAGGTTTTGTTGATACTCGTCCTTTTGGCATAATACCCTCTCTTTTTTAACCTATATTTCCACTTACAGGCTTTATTTTTAAAAGTACACACTCTGTAACAAAAGCACCTTGTTCGTGAGCCTATACTGAAGTACAACTACAAAATCGACAACCCTACACGAGCTCCACAACCCCCTAAACCTTAAAAAGAGGGGAATGTTGTTTTGCACTGCCTTTGCTACCAAGATTTGTAGAGCCCGGTTTTTCTTCTGTGTTTATCTTGGTAGCTTGTTGTAAAGGTTTTAAACTGGCTTTACTTTTATTTACTTTCTTTTCATTTCTTTTCTTTTCTTTTACGTCTACTTTGTGTGAACCTTGTGTAAACTTTGTTTCTACTTTGTGTACACCATCTTTATTTAGAATATGAACACGTCTTTCAGTGTACCTGTCTAATCTCTTTAAAAGCTTTAAATTTCGATACTTACCTTCAGGTGATATATCAAACAAACCTATCTCAACAAAGTAATCTAAAATGTCTTTGACTTGATTTTCGGGCATGTTAAAACGGCGGGAAAGAACTTCGAGGTCTTGCTCCAACACACAGGATAAATCATACTCCGTAAGTTTGGTTGCAATAAGTTCACAGCACCTAAAGTAAATACCGTAAGCAGCCATCCCATGCTTGATAACTAATTTTTCAAGCTTATGGTCTTCACCAGCATTACAGTCGTGACCAAAATATTTCATCAATTACCCCTTAAATTAAAAAACCTTTGACCGCCAAACAAAACTCTAGTGGAGGGCTCCAAGCGGGAGGGGTAATCTCGCCTGTTTAAGTAGGTCGGAGGCTACTTAAAGCACTAGAGTCTTGTTAAGCATCCAAAGGTTAAATTCTCGCCTCTTACCCCAAGGCTAAAATTGGTATACCCTAAAAATTTTTAGGTGTCTAATAAAAATGGTTCCCGGCGCTGGACTCGAACCAACATTCGGAGATTCAAAGTCTCCTGTCCTACCATTAGACGAACCGGGAAAGCAAACAAATAAACCCGACCACTAAAAACAAAAACGAAATTTCAATTAAAAAGCAAACTGCCATTACCGGAATAGCTTGTCCGTTCATTGCACCTGCCGGAAATACTTTAAACCATTGTCTTATGTACAACTCAATCAGCCAATTTAACTTTCCCATAAACCCTCGAAGAATATTAAATTGGAGTCCCGAACAGGAATTGAACCTGTGTATCTGGTTTTGCAGACCAGAGCCTAACCACTCGACCACCGGGACGCACTTGGTAGCCCTCGAAGGACTCGAACCTTCATCTCCTCCTTCGTAGGGAGGCATCCTATCCAATTGGAAGAGAGGGCCAAACAAAAATGGCGGTAAGCGTTGGATTTGAACCAACATGGGTTTCACCCCGCTTGTTTAGCAAACAAGTGCCTTAACCGTTCAGCCAGCTTACCTTGGTACGCCTAGCAGGAGTCGAACCTGCATTTACAGCTCCGGTTACGGCTAAAGAGGTAGAAGCTCTCCCCGGCTATAGGCGCATTTATTTCTTGTAAAAACCAAATCGACCTTTAATACAATCTGGAAGATTGGTCACATAAATAATACTATTTTTCACAAAACCTTTTGTTGCTTTTTTACCGGGATGATTGAAATCACTTTCGGCTAACTTCTTGTCTGTAACTTCAATGATTCTCTTCTCAATCACCTGTAAATACTCTTCATCAGGTTCACCAATTATTATATCATCAATTACCAACAAGTCAAGCTCTTTGTGCATGTCTACCAAACAAACGAATTTTCTTATATCCTCGGACCAGAGCACGTCTTGTGGCTGGAGCTCACTTACTCTACCCCAGAAAGGGTAAATATCTGATTTTTCGTCAACTGTGATGACTCTTAAGTAAAGAACCCAAGCCTCTTGCTTTAGATGCATAAATCTTCCTTAAAAATTTCTCTGGCCCCCTGTATTTCATTGCGGATTAAGAATACGCCCCTATCAAACAAGCTTCTGACGGTGGATGGTCGTTTGCCAAGAATTTTTCCAATTTCAACAAAATCTTTTGAGTTACCATCCAGCCCTATGTGAAGTTTTATCACTTCTTTTTGAAGGTCGGTGATTCCTTTGGTACGGTTCAGATATTTTTCTGTGTCCATTAAGCTTATTCTTTTTTCCAAATCCACATTTCTCATTTTCAACACATGATGTAAGTTAGTATCCTCAATAGATGTTGGGTAATGACTAAGCTCCGAATCTTTGTTTATATCCCCACCATGCCCAAACCCTCTGAACGAATGAATTTCTTTTTTTGAAATTTTTGCGTTTGGATTATCATTTAGCTTTTTTACAGCTCTGTAGAATGAGTATTGAAGGTTTACTGGAAGATGCACAAGGCGACCCTTTTCCATCAAGCCTCTTCCAATACGCTGATGAATCCAGTAAGTGGCATACGTGGATAGCCGGACTTGGTTTCTTACTTTGAACTTATCTACAGCTCGAATAAGACCTACATTACCTTCTTGAATCATATCCTCAAAGTCAAACCCCATACCAGCAGCATGCCTATAGAGGTTGGCTATTTTAAGAACCAAGAATTGGTTATTTTCAATTAGGAAGTTTCTGGCCTCAAGGTCCCCCTTAGAGGCTCTTATCAAGAGCTTGCGCTCAGATTCTCTATCTAAAATCGTTATAGGTTTAAAAGATGGGAGATGCAAGTAAGGGTCTTTCTTTAACAGATTTAAACTATCATACTTCAATTGGTCCTCAATGTCAAGCCAAACCTTCAATAAGTGATTTCCTGCTCTTAAGAATTTTGTTTACCTGCTCGTCCGTAAGGTTTTTGAAACCATCCCCATCTTCGTTTATATAACCAGAGATGGCCTCTCTCTGGTCAAGAAGGTCCAAAACATTCTCTTCGATGGTTTCGGCAGCTATCAAGTTATAAATAAAAATGTTCTTGTGTTTTGAGTTAATGCGTGATATTCTACCCTCAAGTTGGGTTCGAGCGGAGGCGTTGTAGAGCTGATTCAACATAATCATGTGAGCACAATTCTCTAAGTTCTTTCCTCTCTGAGCGGCTTTAGTTATAAACAACCAATCTCTTTTTCCTTCCTTGAACTCATCGAAGTGCAAGTCTCTGGTAGAATCGTTCTGACCTGTATAAAATCCAATTCGCTTCCCCATCGATTTAACTATCTTTGCCGAAGCCAAGAGAGGGTCTAAGTAGGTTGAATAAACAATCCCCTGTTGGTTTCCAAGAGATGCCACTAAGTTCATCAGGGCTTGCCCTTTTGCCGAAACGGTTTCTGGGTTTGGTTCGTCTTTCCAGTTTCCAAGCTTCCCATCACAAATCCTAAGAAGGTTGTAAAGAAGCTCAGACCCTTTAATCTGTCTGTTTTGGTATTTGCGAATCTCTTCAGTATAGGCTTTATTTTGGCAAGGCAATAAGTCAACACGGATGTTTTTAATAATCTTTTCTGGTAACTGTACAGCAACATCTGAGTATGTACGTTTTAAATAGAACTTATTCATAAACTCTTTAAGTTCACGAAGAGATTCAATATTCTTTGGCCCTACAATTTTTTCCTCACACTTCAGGGTCTTGTAAATAGTTTTGAAGTATCTCTTCTCAATTCTACAGAATCTTGTTTTGAAGTCCTCGAAGCTAATAAGACCTGGGCTAATGAGCTCAATGTGGCTGTAGATTTCAGCCAGAGATATTTCCATACTGGTGGCATTTAGAATTAAAACTCTCTGCGCCTTATCAGTCATTTGTTTAATTGCAGCGAAAGTTTTACTATCGGCGTTTTTGAACATACCTTCATCCAAAACAATCAACCTCCAGGGAACCTTCATCAATTGTTCGATTCGGATTCTGGCGGTTGGATATCCCAAAATAAGAACGTTCCACTTTCGGTCTAGATATTTACAGTTTTTATCCGACTCATCCCCAATGAGAGGGGTAAGGGGTGTATGGGCTTTTATTGTTTTGAACCAGTCTGGTCGGCAAGCTTTAGGGCAAATAATTAGTGTATCGTTTCGAGAAAGCTCCTCCGTATTGTGGAGAAGCTGAATTGCTGAAATACTTTGGACCGTTTTTCCCAGACCAACATCGTCTCCGAGGATAAGTCTTGGGGTGCTTTGCACTGCAGCAACCCCAACCTTTTGAAATGGGTACAATTCAAGTCCGTAAACCCCAGGGATGGTTAACTGTATTGACTTTAATGATTTTATTTGCGACAATTCCATAGAACTACTCTTTCCAGTACAATAAAACATAAATTATCAATGTCCAGGGTAAAAAGACTGGCATTATTAAAGTAATACTACAATTTTAGAGAAGTTTAAATCTATTTTAGGAGGTTTCTATTAGTAACGTTGATAAGTCTAAATTGGCTTGGGCGGGAACCTGAAAATCTGTTACCGTGTAAAACAGCGCCGGAGAAGACATTTCATAAACCCCACCTTGGATAAGGTTTAGACTGATATACCCAGTAGCATCGCTGATTGACTCCACGTAGTCTTTTGTAGCCAACATTGAAGACCCTGGGCTGTAGGGATAATTTGAAACAAGCTTTGCCCTAAACATTATGTTTGAAATAGGGCTTCCAGCAGCATCGGTTAAGTAGCAGTAACAAGCACATAGGTTTGGAGATGGGGCCGTTGGTTGGAACGTAGTACAAGAGATATCAACTTCGGCATCGCCATTAACTATTAGTGAGTATGGTTGTGTTGGGAAGGATATGAATGACTTGAAGAACAGGACGTTGAAAGTACCTGTAGGCAGACCAAAAACAACCTGTCCGTTTATGTCTGTTATTCCGACAGCCAACGTGATTTGGTTGGTTGTATTTTTTATAGTTACTTTTATGTCTGGGATAGGCAGTGAGTTCTGGTCGGTGAACACAAAAGTAATTTGATTACTTCCGGCGATTGGTTGAATAATAGAAATGATTGTATCTAAATCAGTCTCTATGGCGTTCAAGCCGGAAAGAAGTGTAGACTCTTGGGCCATGTTGTTATCGATGTCTTCAACAAGACCTAAAATTGAAAGAGAGGTATTCTGAGAGGCAATATCTGACGAATCGATTTGAATGGCTGGATTGACCAACAACTTTGCAGCCACGGCGCTGGCGATGGCTAAAGTGTTTACAGTTGCGGTGATGCTCGTGAAAACTATTTCTTCAATCGCTGCTCCTGGGTACAAGACATCCGAGTTTTCATAATAGGCGCAGTACGTCTGTGCCGTATTGTCGACAGATTGGTTAAAGTTTACGCTGTACAGCCCAGGTTGATTTACGGGGTCGTTTTCCGTTAAGGGGACAGATGTGAACGTAGAGCTGAAGGAAGTTCCAGTCCAATAAAAAAGGTCACTAGTTCTTTGGAGAATGACAACAGGAGTTTGTCCAGTAACCCCAACTGAGTTCGAGGTTATCAGCAATTTTAACGGGTAGATAGAGCCTATTGGAAGGGCCATAATAATCACACTTCTCCTTACAATAGGCTAAAATTTAACGTTTTTACTTCTTGGGTTGTTGAAACAATCTAGATACTGCGGAGTGTTTCAAAATGTCGGTATAGACCAAAACATCTGTATCGGTACAGTTCAAATAGTCCCAAATAATACTCGAAACTTCCTCAGTTTTTACCGAGGCACCTACAATCACGCATTTATCATACTTATTAATGATGGATAAAAAGTTGGTGTTTACTCCAACTAAGTTTAGAAACTTTACCTTGTCTTCGTCCGAAAGTGTATTAAAACCTTTAACAACATCTTCCGGTACGGTAGTAGAAATTTCCATAAAATCTCCTTAACGTAGATTATTTTAACAGTATTATACTTCTTTTAAAGTCGGTTATCAAGCGATTAGAAAGAAAGGATAACTGGTATAGGTAAGTTAGCTTTAAAGGTATCCCAAGAGGTAAACCAATTAGTCGTATTAGAATCTGTCCCCCCCTGATTAAGGACTTGAAATCCTCCCGAAGAATCAATATCGGTGGCTAAAACACTACCAACCTCCGGCAATTTTCCGGTTAGGGAGGCAATTATTTTTGTCTGGGTCCCCCCACTAGATGACAGTAGTGAGAATGTTTGGGCCGTCGATCCTGTTATTGCTGTAGAGCATCTAAATTTATTAGTAACCGTTAACGTGTTACTTGCGGTAAAGGTTATTGTCCCCCCAGTTTTACCCGTAAGCGTTAAGTTAGCTATTGATAAAGGTGTTGGCAATTGGACTACCACGGCAGCAGCCTGACAGTCCACAGAAAATATTTCCGTTCCGTCCCCAACAACAGTTCCCGTAGTATATGTAAGTGTAGCTGCTGCTCCGCCCAGAGCTGGCCGACCTGATAGGGTTAAGGTACCAGCTGTATTAATTGTTTGAGACGACATGGCCAGAAATCCACCGCTACCCTGCCAGGTACCTGTACTGTTAAATACAAGAGAGGCCGTTCCGGTTAAGTTTGTTGCTAAGTTTAGCCCGCCCGTATTTATGGTGAACGCACCGTTTATAATAGCAGCGGTTGTGGCTGTAGTTATTGTTCCAGATATAGCCCAAGCACTTGACAAAACAAGAGTTGTTGGGCCTCCACCGCTCGAAAGCGTCAGATTTCCGAAATTAACAGCAAACGCTCCGCTGAAAGTAGTGGTCCCGTTGATGTTGTCCGTCCAGGTGCCAGTTCCGTTTAGGGCACTTAGAAGGGTGACTGTTGCGGTTCCTGTTCCATGAGAAATATTGAACCAGTTAAAGGCTCCCGTGTTGAAGGTTATGTTCCCACGAATATTGAGAGTCTGACCGTTGGCATTAAATGTACCACCAGAATTAGTTACAGCAGAGTTGGCACTACCTGCAAATGTACAGCCTGTAGTCATCGTCACTGTCCCATTTAAAACCAAAGGATAGGCGTTGGCCGAAGAATTCATGGCCCAGTTTCCCGTTCCCGCCATAGTCATGTTTTGGGTCGAAATACAGGCCCCAGCTCCCGTAAGATTTCCGTTGGAGGTGATTCCGTTTCCTGTAACAGTCACGGTTCCAGTTGGAAACCCTAAATTCCCAACGGTGGCAGTTCCCCCGGCAATTGCTATACTTCCCGTTGTTTGAAGGTTGAGGGTGCTTATGACTTTAGTGCTAGGAGTAAACGTACCTCCGCTTCCCATAACCCAAGTTGCCGAAGAAGTTAAAGTCATCCCCGAAACAAACGTTACGTTTCCAGTTGTCGTCAGCTGATTGGAGTGTGTAAGAGTTCCTGTATAACCAGTGCAGTCCACCACAGCGCAGGCCGAGGTCACGTTCACCGTGAGGTCACTGGTCGAAGTGGCACCGAGCGTTGCCGTGTCGGTAGCAACTGGAAAAGTCCCAGTATTTATAGCACTTATTGGGCTAACCGTAGACCACGAAGCATTAGCGTTCCAGTTGAGTGTTCCACCGGTATTTCTTAAGAAATAAGTTGTGGCCATTTATTTTTATTCCTTAAACGTACAGAACATTGAACCAGCAGTCCGCCGATCCAATTGTTTTTGTTGGCCCCGTGGAGCTATTACAAACAACAATACCTGTTGAAAAGAACCTACCATACTTTGTGAAGGAATACGAAAAGCTTGTTTGGGCCGGTACAAAAAATATAACGATAGGAACAGCGGTATCCGCTGGGAGCGACGTAGCGTTATGAAGCTGAATGAACTGGCCCGACGTTTTTGAATTGTATCCCGTTAGTGACAAAAATACCCCAGCCGAGGCTTTAACAACGTGGTTTGTTTCATAGGCCGTCGAATCCGCTGAACTTGGTGTATAAGTGTTGGTTGAGTCTGGTTGGTCCTTGACAGGTTGTGCCACCCCACTACCGTCAACCCTCAATAGACCGCCGGTGGTTAAGCTCAGTGGGGATGACTGGGCCGTTGTATATGAAGGAGCGGATGTTGTTACAGCACCTAAAGTTAATCCACCTTTTTGACCAGAAGTTGTTGAACCCTGGGAAACCTGAAGTCCTGTTACAGAGGCGTCCAGCGCAATACCATTAGTGGTCCCAATGTTAGAGGTAACCGTACCAGAAACAATCCAAGGAGAAGTGCTTTGAGTAACGGCTACGGTTGCTGGGAAGTTGGAGACGGTTACCGACCCACTGTCCACAATTGTGTGGACAACATCTGAACCAAGAGAGACTTTATTGGTTGTACCTGGGGTAGTCTGGTCTATCCCAACCTTACCCAAAAGATTTGTTCCAGCTGGAAGGGCATTTGTAATGGCCGTAACAGCCGTTAAAGTTCCAGAATCTACAACGGTATGTAGATTTGTCCCGGTGGGTTGAACAACGGTCACATTTCCTGTCACAACGGTTGTAGACCCGCCGTCTACAATGACGTGACCAATAACATTTGTTCCAGCTGGAAGTGCGTTGGTTATGGAGGTCACAGAGGAAACAGCCACGGTTCCACTTATTGGTTGAACAGTACTGGAGCCATCAACGATTAATTTTCCAGCAGCTGTTATTTGAAGAGCGGCTTGCTGGCCATTAGCAAGAGTTGGTAAGCTAGTATTGAATATACCACCAGATAGGGTCGATTTGGTGGCCGCTGTTCCAGCAGCTACTGATCCTTCAGTTTGGTTATACACATGCAAAGCGTGGTCAGAGCTTTCTATGTAATCTGCATTACCACTCCCAGTATCAAAAGAATATAATAGGTCGGTTGTTAAAATACCAAGCTGACCCGCAGGTATGGAACTACCATCATTCTGCCACAACGCCGCAGGGTTTCCAAAAGTATCGGTTATTTGAGTTTTTTGTGCCCCGCTGGTTTGTGTGGCAGCTAAGGCCAGTGCGGAAGTATTCAAGTTTGTCCCCGCATTGGCAGTGACAGAACCAGAAACAACCCAAGGGGATGTACTTTGTGTTACCGCCTGGATTGCGGGAAAGTTTGAAACGGCTATAGAACCGCTGTCCACTATCGTATGAATAACATCTGAGCCTAAGGAAACCTTATTAGTTGTTCCCGGCGTAGTTTGGTCTATCCCTACTTTTCCCAGTAGGTTTGTACCCGCAGGGAGGGCATTTGCGATGGCGGTAACCGACGAAACTGTGGTTATGACCCCAGAATCCACCACTGTGTGTAAATTTATTCCGGCAGGCTGCACTACTGTGACGTTCCCAGATAAGGTGATGGAGCCGGAGATAGGCATCGGGGATTGGTCACTAGCAATAACAACTGGGATTGAAGATGCCGATACTTTTTGACCAACGGTAGGTAGCGTAGACCCAAACCAAGAGGCGAGGTCTAATTTTGTATTAATATCTATTGAAGGCATTTGTTCATCCTTATGGGGTTTGTAGCCCGATATGAAAGTCTACGTAAGCGTTTTTTATAGGGTCTTTTATGTCTTTGGTCCCACCTTCAAAACCAACAGCTGTTCCAAAGATAAAATTGTGGTCCGCACCTGCGCCAATTCTAGGTAAGCTTCCGGTAAAGAGTTCTGAGGGTAGGCTAATATAAGCTATTCCATTAGTCTTACTGCCCTTTACTTCGTCCTTTGTTTCGTGTGTAATTATTGTTACAGCCTTAGTCACAGTAACCGACTGAGACACTTCATTAAAAGTAGTGGTGCTACCAATATTGGTTAATTTTTTGTCTTTTAAGAAAATCTTAACGTAGGTTGCATTCCCGTGGGTGTCACTTACCAAGGCTCCATTAAACATAAAAGGTTTTTTTATATACGATGTTTTTGATTCTGAATCAATTTTATATTGATTAAACTTAGACTCCAATGATTTGTAACTAGAGGTGGCGGTTGTTAAGGCAGTTTCCTTAACGTCAAGAACCGTCTTAGTTTCGGAGTACCTAGTAAAATAAGCATAAGCGGTAATAGCCAAGGCTAAAGCAATTGCACAAACCGCATAGAACTTAATGTCAGTCTTAGGCTTTGGCACTTCTTGAGTAGAGGGAGCTGGAACTGGTTGAGGAGGGGCTTCTGAATTTTCAGGCATTATTATTCCTTGTGGAATGGTTAAGTAGCTATAATATAGCTAAAATTTGGCTTTTTTATTTAAGCGTAAGGCCAAAATATCAAACATTTGGCTCATTTTCCTGTAGATAAGCTATAGCCAATTTCAAAAAATCAACGCTATCCCCCAATTGCCCTATACCCGTATTACACGAAAAACAAAGTAATCCACGAATAAATCCAGTTTTGTGACTGTGGTCGGGGACAAGACCTTTTTCTTCTTTAGAGGACTTACAAATAGAGCATCGCCCTCCCTGCTTTAAAAACAACTCTTTAAAATCGTTCCGGTTAAATATATCACCAACTTTATTTTTAATTCCTTTTTGTTTCCATCCAGTTTCTCTGTATAGAAGTGGATTTTCTTTTCGTTTTTTATTTCTGTTGAAGTTGTAAATAGGGCCATTTTTTCTTTTTAATTCTCTGTCCTTTTGCCTAAGTAAATCTATATTTTTTAATCTATATTCTTTTCTAACTTCTTTGTTGCACGTTTTACACCAAATCTGCAACCCGTCCTTTTTTCTTTTGGACACATGAAAATTAGAGAGGGGCTGAGGATTTATTTGAGAACAATCTTTTTTACTGCAGTTTTTGTTTTCCATTTAAACTATTGGGGAATCGTCAACGCTTCCTGGGAATTGTTCCGTAATCTTGACTATAATATCTTCTTTATTGGCCCAGTCCATAAATTCTTTTATGGCTTCTTTAGACCCACTGATTCCTTCTTGCAATACACCTTTTTTATTCTTAATAAGTCCTTTTTCTTTTCCGAGCAAAATACAGCCCTCAACGTCCGACTGCCAACCTTTAGAGACATCTCCGGCAAAGTTCCCAGTATGTATTTGAAGAGCGACAGCGCCTGGGACGTTTTCTAATTGGTAGACATAAACTTTATTGACTGGGGTACTTCTTTTAGGAGATAGCGTATACTTACCTGGGAATTCACCTTGAGGTGAACACGACACATCTGTATCCCGAACCCCGTTTTGGTCCAAGTCTATCCATTTTAGCTCAAGACCAACCCACGTATGTGAACATGCTGTACCGTCATAGGCAAAAGCCGTTGAACGAACACCTTGCTCACCGTTATCTCCTAGCTTTTCTTTTCGGACAATTAAAAGCTCCTTACTCATGAACATCCTGACTTTCTTTTACAATATCGTTTATAAGTTTTTCATCCTCTAAGGCCCTACTATCGCTGGAAAAATTTGGATAGTCTTTATCGAAATCGGGGTCTTTTTCCATCAATTTTGCTTTTAGATATTGAATTTCACGCTTGGCTTCTTCAATTCTAAGTTTTAAGTGGATGTATCTAGACAAAGTAAATAGCTTGTCTCTTTTTAGCTCGTCAATTTGTCGTTGGAGTTCGCTCTGTGTTTTTTCACTCTTAAGACGCTTTTCCGTCTCATCTATTAAGTGTAGCTCAAGGTTCTCAACCCTAAGCCACAGCTTATCCTCCGTGTGTTCTTCCTTTTTCATCTCCGCTATTTGGACGGCAGCTTCGGCTGCGTTCTTTTTGTTTTTCTTAATCTTAGCACTTAGATATTTCCAAGCCGAATTAAAAAAACCTCCACTAAAAGCAGCCACGGTAACGGCGGTAACCATACTCCATAGTGGGTATTGACCAGCTGTTTCAGCAGCTTTGTTTATTGTTTGTGGTTCTGGCATTTAGAATCTCTTTCCATTTTATTACTGCTCGATAAATGCGACACCGTCTCCACCAGCTGCAGAAAAGTAATTGAATGGTCCTGTAGCAGCTCCACCACCTCCACCCCCATGTAACCCTGCAACAGCTGGAGGAGAACCTCCGTTAAGACCGCCAGCTCCGGCTCCTCCAGCTCCGGTAAAATAAGGTTCGTAAGACGAAGATATAGAACCACCATTCCCGCCATCGGAGTTCGATGCCGTGCTTGTTAAGTTTGTTCCGTTAGAACCTACAACATATTTTATAAGGCCTAGAACGGCAAAACTTAATTTTTCTGGTGAAGCCAATGAAGGTAAATCATACCCAGATGAGTTTGCAACACCCCCAGTTAAATGTTGACCACCACCCCCGCCAAATGCTCTTATCAAGGTGCTTCCATTAAGAGAGAATGTTGTGTCCCCACCACTATTTCCAGCACCAGATGTTGTAGTACCTCCGGCCCCCACAGTAACTGTATAAATAGTGTCTGGTAGAACGCTGATCGCAAATCTAACTATTCCTCCAGAAGCTCCACCACCTCCACCGTGATTAAAAGCATCTCCGCTAGGTTGATTTCCACCAGCTCCTCCAGCTCCTACGAGAGTGGTTATAATCCAAGTAGTGTCTCTTCCAGTTCTGAAGTTTTGAGCACCAGTAGTATTAAAATAGTGGATGTTGTGAGAAAAAGTTGGCGTAAAGAATCTTACATCATCAAACCAAACCGATTGCGTAGAGCCTGGGTTTGTTGCTTGAGGATTTACTTTAACATATCTTGCATCAACAGGTATTTGAATAGCCATAACTCCACTAGGTGGGTTTAGGAAAGACCCCCCAACGAATGGCTTCATAATCCCATAGTAAGTGCTGGCTGAAGTTGGGTACGAACCAGTCTTAATCCAAACCGCTTGGTTAGCCCCCAAAACTGTCGGAGTAACGCCATCAGCTTGATAGAAGTTTAAAACAAAGAATCCATTCATTGAAGCGGAAGTACACCATGTTTTAAATTGAATATAATATGTACTGAGAGCACTTATTGGTATTAAAGAAGAATTAACCCCCGCTGTACCGCTGTTTAGAATATCAAATCTAACGGCGTTCCCACCATCAACAGCAGTTACGCTGTTCTCCCTATTGATAGTAGCACTTGTAAGTGTTGGTTCGGCTGTCCAGTTTGTTGGAAGTCCACCAGACCACTCTTCAAACGACCCATTTATAACGTCTGTTTTAACATCAAAAAATACAGGTGTGGCGTTCCCAAGAATTTGGTATGATGACCCAGTATAGGTAATCTCGTATAAATTATTGACAAGAATCTCCCCCCCATTAAATGCAGTATTGGTAGAATCATTTAGTGGGATTGAAGGTTGACCATTTACCGAGACATTAATAGCGCCAACATTTGTAAAATTAGGCTTGAACGCTATAACTGTGCCTGGAATGATTGAGGAGTTTATTGGATAATTTGGAATTGTTAGGCTATACGTAGGAGTAGAGCCGGAAGAATTACTTCCCCAAAATTTAGGGGCATTACCTAACTGAAGAAGATTTAAAATATTGTTACCAGAAAGAGAATCGAACCAATTTGTGGCTCCAATAATCTGACTAATTTTGTATCGAATCGAGGCCAAAGAATCAGCCAGAGTCTGACTTTGGTCGGCGGTGTCAGGTGAACCAGTAGGCCAATCTTGATTTTCCCAAATTGAAGGCATCACATAAGTGGCTGGACTGCAGAACCCTCCAGTAGTGACAGTAAAGGTAGCTAATCGGACGGTTCCAGTCGCAGGTTGCCCACCATTGAATGATGGATAATCTGGGATGTAAGTAACAACATAATTTGAAATTTTTCTTGTGAATAGTGGAACGTTTGGTGTGATGATTCCAAGGTTGTCAATAACATCTCTTGGGCTTTGAAACCCAATGCTTCCACCATCATTACCCAACTGTTCATTGTATGTAATATCGATAGCGTCCGAGCGTGTGCTTAGTGGTGGAGCGCTAATTCCAATATTGTCCCCTCCAGCAAAAATAGCACCGGAATAATTGTTAGGGTCCGTAATACTTTTTGGGTCTGGCAGAACGAAGAAGGCTATACCGTTAGCAATATTCACGGTAGGTGAGGGAGTGCTGTTATTAGTATAAGTAATACCAAGACCAGAAACCCTGCAGCTTGTTTCTGTGATTGAACTAGTCACAAAGCTTTTGTGAACCTGAGCGATAAACTCAGATATGAAATTAGCGTCTTGTGACGAAAGATTTTCATCTGGGTTGAAATAAACTTTTTGGTCTGGAAATGCCATTAGGGTCCTCTGTGTAGTCTAATATAGGCTAAAATTTAGCGGTTTTACTCGGTTATGCTGGAATAATGATTAAAATACCATAAGCTCCAGCAGCCTTGATGCTCGAAATTAGTGCTAAATATCTCTCAATCAAACTTGTGAGAACATAATTTGGTTCCCCCTCGTTAGCTTTAAAAAACCCACCATGTCTCCCTGGGCCAATAATTTCGTCCTCGTAATCCACGAAAGTCCAATCCGGTGGAGTAGCATCCAAATCGTCTGGGTATACGCCATTATTAAAGTTTCTGAATTGAGATTGAGGTACAGTCACGTAAAAAGTACAGGGAGGCCCTTGTGTTTTTGTTGGGTCTAAATTAAAATACCCATCGGCAGTATCAGTCGGAGCCACAGCAGTTTTGTCAAGGTAATAAGCAGTGTACCCTGGATTAGCAGTCAAATATGTTGCTAAATTTGAGAAGCTTGAAGGGAACCACTGAAATACCTGTACGTCTAGCCCGTAGATGACTCTAAACTGTTCGATCAATCCTGAAGGCGTTAACTTTGGACCAACGGCTGATTCAGTTATTCTTTTTCGGTAAGTCACATCGTTTTCTGATACTAAACGGGTAACTCCAAAGTTGTCACCAAGTGGGTCCAAGTCTGGAGAATTGTGACCTGGAAAAATAGGGCCTGGAACAAACACGCCACTAGGTGGATTTTGAGTTACGAA